CCGGCCGATGAGAACGAGAAGAAGAAGCCGCCAGCCCAGACCACCGTGCGCCGTCTGCGCGCTGTGGATCCGGGCGCCTAACCGAAAGGACACCATGCTGGAGATTCACGCAACCGAAGACAGCGAGCAGATCGCCGAAGCGACGGCGAAGCAGCTGCGCGAGGAAGGACGGCAGGCCGGCGTCGTGGAGTCGGTCGTCTGGAACATGCTTGTGTTCGGCCCAGCAGTGATCAGCGAACGCTACGTCGTCGCCGTGGAGGTCTGATGTTCCAGACGCGCGAAGACTGGCTGGCGCTCTTTATGTTCATCGCCTGGCTGCTTGCCTGGGTCGCGCTCGCCTGGAAGTACCTGTGGTGAACGCGCCGCAACGGGTGGAAGTGGACTGGCTCGACAGCGTGACGCTGTACGACGGAGGCTGGATCCCGCGCGAGGAAATCGAACCGCTGATCGTGGAAGGCACCATGCACCAGCGCTCTGTGGGCTACGTGCTCCATCGCGGGCCGCTCGCGGTCGTGATCGCGCAGCACATGCAGATGGACGAAGACACCGACGTGGAGCGCCAGCGCTTCGGTGGCGTGGTGATCATCCCGGCGTCTGCGGTGATCGACTGGAAAGAGCTGGCCGGCTGATGGCCGGCGACCCGCACCTGGCGCTGATCGACGCCGACATGGATCGGTGGCTGGAGCTGGAAGCGATGAACTGCGAGTGCGAAGCGGTCTGCACCTGCGGCTGGGACGACGACCCGGACCTGCTCTTACGGCCGCTGCCTCTGGTGGACTGATGCCCTGGCGCGGCCCGGACCACCCGAACGAGTTTCCGACCCTGGGCTACCTGCGCGCGGAGTGGATAGAGGCGCACTGCGTGATCCCGGACGGCGAGTTCGCCGGGCAGCCGTTCATCTTGACCGACGAAATGCTGCGATTCGTGCTCTGGTTCGACCGGCTGGACCCGGACACCGGCCGGTTCGTCTACGACCGTGGAACGCAGGTCGTGCGCCCGCAGAAGTGGGGGAAGGGTCCGCTGGGCGCGGCGATCATCTGCTCAGAGGCAGACGGCCCGGTGCTGCCAGACGGCTGGGACGCGAACGGCGAGCCGGTAGGGAAGCCGTGGTCCACTCCGTGGATCCAGGCCGCAGCGGTGTCCGAAGGTCAGACGGACAACGTGTGGACGGCGCTGCTGCCGATGATAGAGCTGGGCGCACTGCACGCGGCCATCTGGGACACCGGGCAGACGCGGATCAACTTGCCCGGCGGTGGGCGCATCGAGCCGCCTACGTCGTCGGCTCTGTCGCGCCTGGGTCAGCGTGTCACTTTCGTGCTTCAGGACCAGACCGAATCGTGGACGGGCGCGCGCGGCGGGCATTCGCTCGCCGACACCCAGCGCCGGAACGTCGCCGGCATGAACGGGCGCTGGATGGAAACCTGCAACGCCTGGGACCCGCGCGAACAGTCGGTCGCGCAGAAGACGGCCGAAAGCGGCGAGCCTGGCGTCTACTTTGACGACAAAGACCCAGGCACCGGATCGGTGCGCAACAAAGCCGAACGCCGGAAGATGCTGCGGAAGGTCTATGGCGACAGCTGGTGGGTGGACATCGACCGCATCGACACGGAGATAGTCGCGCTGCTCGCGCGCGGCGAAGCTGTGCAGGCAGAGCGCTACTTCCTGAACCGCAAGCTGGCCGGCGAAGATGCCGCGTTTGACCCGGAGGCCGTCAAGCTGGCGAGCGACCGCGAGCACGGTCCTGTGCCGGACGGCGCGCTGATCGTGATCGGCGTGGACGGCGCGCGCTTCGCCGACGCGCTCGCCATCGTCGCCACCGACGTGGAGTCTGGCTTCAGCTGGCCGCTGGGAATCTGGGAGCGACCAGAGAACGCGCCCGACGACTACGAGCACCCGCCGCTGGAAGTGGACGGCACGATGGTGGACGCGTTCGACCGCTTCGACGTGTGGCGCGTCTACGTAGACCCGCAGTGGATCGACAACCACATGGAGCGCTGGCAGGGTCGCTGGGGCGCCCGTCGTGTGATTCCCTGGACGACGAACCGGCCGACGCAGATAGCGCACGCGGTGCGTTCGTTCAGCGACGCGCTCAACACCGGCGACTGGAAGTTCGACGGCGACGAGACTTTGAGCCAGCACCTGAAGAACGCGCGCAAGCAGAAGCTAAACGTGTACGACGACGAGCACCGGCGCATGCACACGCTGTCGAAAGAGCGCCACGACTCGCCGAAGAAGATCGACGGCGCTATGGCGCAGGTGCTTTCCTGGGAGGCGCGCGGCGACGCAATCGCTGCCGGCGCTCGCCCACGTCGTCACCGGGTGGCTGGCTTTGCCTGATTCGGATCAGCTACGAAAGAAGCGCGAAGCGCAGGCGCGGTGGCGTGCGGCCAACATAGAGCGCGCCCGCGAAATAGCGCGACTGTCCTATGCGCGCAACCGCGAAAAGGCGAAGGCGCGCGCGGCCGCATATCGGGTAGCGCACCGGGACGAACGTCTGCGGAAGCGTAGACTTAGCGAACGTGGGGAGACTTTCAACGCTCGACGCAGGGCCAACAGGGACACGCGCTACAACCACGCGCGCCGCGTGCGTCTACGCGGAGCGGTCGCAGTGTCCTACACGCGCACTAGCATTTTCGACCGTGACCTTTGGACGTGCCAGCTCTGCGGGGATCCTGTGAACCCAGACCTGCGGTTTCCCCATCGACTTTCGGCGAGCATCGACCACGTGGTGCCAGTAGCGCGCGGCGGTTCCGACACGCCAGAGAACGTGCAGCTGGCGCACCTGTCCTGCAACGCATCGAAGCGGGCAGCCGCCTAGATGTCGTCCCTGGAAATCGAGCGCTCGCCACTCTGGTGGGTCCAGAAGCTGGAAGCGCAACTGGACGCGCGGCGGAAACGACTGGAGTTGTTCAATGCCTACTACGAAGGCAACCACCCGTTCCCGTTCGTGACGAAGGCGCACCAGGGCAAGATGCACGACGAGTTCGCGCGCATGCTCAAAGAGTCGCGCTCAAACTTCTGCCGGCTGGTCGTAGACGCTGTGGAAGAACGCCTGTCCGTCGAAGGCTTCCGCCTGTCGGCGAAGAACGACCCACAGGCCGACGAAGCTAGCTGGGACATCTGGCAGGCCAACAACATGGACCAGGAGTCGGCGACGGCGATTCTGGATTCACTCGTGAAGGGCGTTAGCTACCTGTCCGTGTGGCCAGGAGCGCGCGAGGACGATTATCCGATCATCGCTGTGGAAGACGCCAGCGAAACCATCGTCTGCTACACGCCTGGGTCCGGGATGCGCCGGCGCGATGCGGCGCTGAAGGTCTGGGAGGACGACTACAACGGCGTGCTGCGCGCGAACCTGTACCTGCCGGAAGGCATCCACAAGTTCTATACACCGGCGGATCCAGCTAAGGACGTGGGCACCGCGCAGGCGCAACAGCTCGACGGGAAGACCGACACGAGCTGGCGTCCACTCCCATCCGAAGACGAACGGTTCGTGCCGTCACCGTTCGGCATCATGGTGGTGCCCATCATCCCGCTGCGCAATCGACCGCGAACGCGAGTCGAGGGCGAATCGGAACTGGCGGATGTCACGTTCCCACAGAATCAGATCAACGGGTTCACGTTCCTGCTGGCGCTCGCCGGCTATTTCGGCGCGCATCGCCAGCGCTGGGCGACGGGCGTTCCGCTGATGCAGGACGACAGCGGCAACTACATCGAGCCGTGGGATTCGGCGACCGACAAGCTGTGGACGGCAGAACACCCGGACGTAAAGTTCGGCGAGTTCGGACAGACGGAATTGCAGCCCTACATTTCGGCCATCGAACAGAAGGTGCTGCATATCGCCGTGACGACGCGAACCCCGCGCCACTATCTCATTCAAGAGGGCCAGTCGCCGTCCGGCGACGCGATCCGCTCTGCTGAATCCGGCCTGGTGAAGAAGGCCGAACGCAAGATGCGGCCACTGGGTGAAGGCTTTGAAGAAGCTGTGAGACTCGCGCGCATGTACCAGGGACAGGAAGACGCGCCGGTGGACAGCGAAATCGTCTGGGGCGACGCGGACACGCCGACCGAAGCCGAAACCACGGACGCCACGATCAAGAAATACCAGGCGAACCTGATTAGCAAAGAGCAGGCGCTGGAAGACCTTGGCTACACGCAGACGCAGATAGCGCGGATGATGGCGCAGGGTGTCGCGGACGGACTGCTGCGCGCGCTCACGGATCCGAAGCCAGACACGACGCCGGCAGACGCCGCGCCCGTCGTTTAGATCGTTGTGTGCGCCGGGCATACTGGTGCCAGCCGGCCAGTCACGATCACGAGTGGGTAACGGCATGCCGCTGGCCGGTACATCGACCGAAGGGGGTAAGCGTGGCGAAGACAGACGACGAAGGGCGCCCGATGGACGCAGCGGCGAGGAACGAGCACACGCCGCGAACGGACGAAGCCCTGGAGAAGATCCAGGACCAGCTGGACAACGGCGAAGGCCAGGTGGAGACTGGCATCGACGTTTCGATGGAGCGCGAAGAAGCCGAGAAGCGCGAGGACGTAGCCGCCGGCAAGCGCTAGGACAGAGCGCGCCGGCGTACAGGCGCCGGCGCGTCTGACCAGCATGAGCGCCGCACTGGACAACGCCTACCGGTCTAACCGTCTGCGGCTGGTCGCGCTGGTGCAGCAAGCGGCGGCAGATTCTTTTCAGAGACTCCACAACGACCGCGCCGCGACTGTCGCGCAACTGGTGACGCTCGCCGACGCCGGCACTCGCGGAACCGTCACCCTCGTGGACGCGTACATGGTTGCGACCCTGCGGGAAGCCGGCCACCCTGCGCGAGCGCGTGCGCTCGACGCGCAGCTGTACACGACGGCAGCCCTGCGCGGTCTGCCAGCAGAGGAAGTCTACGACCGGCCGTTCGGCGCGCTCGCCGGCCAGCTGGAGCAGGGCGCCGAGTTCTCGCAGGCGCTGTCGTCGGCGCAGGCATCGGTCGGCCGACTCGTGGAAACGGACATGCAGCTGGCGCAGACGAACGCGGCGCGCGACTGGATGGGCAGCGAAGAACGCATCGTGGGATACCGCCGCGTGCTGGGTGGTGGCGATCACTGCCCGCTGTGTCGAAGCGCGAGCACGCGCACGTATCGCAAAGCCGACCTAATGCCGATCCACGAGCGCTGCCACTGCACCGTCGCGCCCGTCTTCGGACGCGAGCCGGTGGCATCTGTCGGCACAGCTGTGCGAGTCGAGCACGACCCGGAGTTGGGGCCGCGCCTGGTGGCCGACGACTGGTCGCCGACCGGCCCGCGTCTGATCTAGCCGCTACGCTGAGCGACGACATAGCCACCCTGATGGGCTGGCGAACGAGTGAAGCCGCGTAGCTGCTGCTTTCATCCGACACCGACGACGCGTCCCGCCAGGGGCGCGTCGTTCTTCCTGCGGCTACCATCCGACCGAACGGCGCTTTATCTTGTCGTTCGACAAGCGACTAACGGGAGGGCATCACCGATGGCAGACGAAGACACCCAGAACGACGACACCGGCGACGGCAACGACGACGCCGGCAAGAGCGACGCTGGGGGAAACGACGCAGGCGACGAAAAGTTCCAGGCGATCACGAGCCAGGAAGAACTGGACCGGATCGTGGGTCGCCGGCTGAACAAGGAGCGCGCCCGATTCGCCGACTACGACCAGCTGAAGGACAAGGCGAAGAAGTACGACGAGCTGGACGAGCAGAACAAGTCGGAACTGGAGAAGGCGCAAGCGCGAGCGGAGGCCGCAGAGAAGGCAGCGGCTGAGGCGCGCGACGAAGCGAAGGCCACGCGACTGCGCAGCGCTGTGATCAGCGAAGCAGTGACGCAGAAGGCCGCGAAGCCGGACCAGGTTTTCCGGCTGATCGACGCGTCCGAATTCGACCTGGACGACGACGGCCAGCCGAAGAACGCATCGGCGGTGGTGCAAGCATTCCTAGCCGAAAACCCACACATGGTGGACGGTGGCACGAACGGCGCCGGCAAGCAGGGCGCCGACCAGGGAACACGTAGCGGCGGCAAGGGCGACGACCAGCTGACGCGGGAAGACCTACAGAAAATGTCACCAGAGGCCATCCGCAAAGCGACAGCAGAAGGCAGATTCGCCGACGTTGCGGCCGGCAGCGGTGACTAACCGCTAACGGAGGACACATGGCAATTAGCCAGTTCGTCCCGGAACTGTGGTCGCCGAACATCCTGGCGAACCTCCGGGATCAGGCCGTCTACGTGGACCGGTGTAACCGGAATTACGAAGGCGCAATCGCAAACGCCGGCGACACGGTGCACATCACGTCGTTCACCGATCCGGCAGTGCGCGACTACACGAAGAACACGGACATCACCTACGACCTGCTGACCGACGCGGACCGCGCGCTGGTGATCGACCAGGCCGACTACTTCGCGTTCACGGTGGACGACGTGGACAAGCGGCAGGCGCAGGCCGGGTTCGTGGATTCCGCGTCGCGCGGCGCCGGCGCGAATCTTGCGCTGGAGGCCGACGAGTATGTGGCCGGCATCATGTACGCGGCCGTGAACCAGACCGCGAACGACAT